GAAACGCCGACTATATCGACTATCTGCCAGTGAATATGCTGGCTACACCCAAAGAAATCCTGAACAGCAGCGGATATCTTCGCTCATTCCCGGGCATTGCCAAACGTTCTGATGTGAATGGCGTATCTCGCGGCGTCGAGTACAACATGGCGCAGAACGCTGTATATCGCGTGTGTGGTGGCAAGCTGTACAAAGGCGAAAGCGAAGTCGGTGATGTTTCCGGAAGTGGTCGTGTATCAATGGCTCATGGTCGGACATCTCAGGCTGTAGGCGTTAATGGTCAACTGGTCGAGTATCGCTATGATGGTACGGTTAAAACCGTCTCAAACTGGCCTACAGACAGTGGATTCACTCAGTATGAGTTAGGTTCGGTTCGTGACATTACACGCTTACGTGGGCGTTATGCGTGGTCAAAAGACGGAACTGATTCATGGTTTATCACTGACCTTGAAGACGAATCGCATCCTGACCGCTACAGCGCACAATATCGTGCCGAGTCTCAGCCTGACGGCATCATCGGCATCGGAACATGGCGAGACTTCATCGTCTGCTTTGGTTCATCGACGATTGAATATTTCTCCCTGACTGGCGCAACCACCGTTGGTGCCGCTTTGTATGTCGCACAGCCATCACTGATGGTGCAAAAAGGCATCGCCGGGACTTACTGCAAAACGCCGTTTGCTGATTCGTATGCGTTCATAAGCAATCCGGCAACAGGTGCGCCGTCTGTATACATCACCGGCTCCGGTCAGGTGTCACCAATCGCCAGCGCGAGCATTGAGAAAATCCTTCGCTCCTACACTGCTGATGAACTGGCTGATGGCGTGATGGAATCGTTGCGCTTTGATGCTCATGAATTGCTGATTATCCATCTTCCGCGCCATGTTCTCGTGTACGACGCATCTTCAAGCGCCAATGGTCCGCAATGGTGTGTACTGAAAACAGGCCTGTATGACGATGTGTATCGCGCTATCGACTTCATTTACGAAGGCAATCAGATAACGTGCGGCGATAAGCTGGAATCCGTGACCGGGAAATTGCAATTCGATATCAGCAGCCAGTACGACAAGCAACAGGAACATCTGCTGTTTACTCCACTCTTCAAAGCAGATAACGCCAGAGTTTTCGACCTTGAGGTTGAATCGTCAACTGGCGTTGCGCAGTACGCTGACCGCCTGTTCCTCTCTGCAACCACTGACGGCATCAATTACGGGCGTGAGCAGATGATTGAGCAGAATGAACCGTTCGTTTACGACAAGCGCGTTTTGTGGAAGCGAGTCGGGCGCATCAGGAAAAATGTTGGCTTCAAATTGCGCGTTATCACGAAGTCACCTGTAACTCTGTCTGGCTGCCAGATAAGGATTGAGTAATGGTTGATTCATCACTGAATGATCCTGTCGTGGTTCAGGCTACGCGCCTTGATGCTTCAATTTTGCCACGCAATATATTCAGCCAGTCTTACCTGCTGTATGTCATAAATCAGGGAGCTGATGTCGGTGCAATTGCCGGGAAGGCAAATCAGGCTGGTCAGGGCGCTTACGATGCCCAGGTAAAAAACGATGAACAGGACGTAGAACTGGCTGATCACGACGCAAGAATCACCGCAAACACAAAAGCGATAAATCTCCTTGAGGTCAGGTTAACAACCGCCGAAGGGAAGATAGTCGTACTGCGTAGCGATGTTGATTACTTGCTGGGTGAGGTTATCGATATTCAGGGGCATCTGGTCACTGTTGACCAAATACTGGATGGCGTAGAAAGCGATGTATCTGACATTAAGAGTGATTACGTATCGAAAACCGTAACCGAATCGCAGTCTCTTGCGTCACCGCTGGATGTAAAAACATCATATTCAGTTGATGGAATTCAGGTCGTTGGAGCAAGGCAGACCGGATGGACTGCAGCCACAGGTACGCCACTTCTTGGTTCATTCAACGCTAACCAGTCATACACGGTCGGCACTACGTACACACAATCCGAAGTCGCAGCTCTCGCTACAGGTTTGGAGCAGGCGCGGCAGCGTATTCTGGCGCTTGAAACAGCACTTAGATTACATGGGCTGATTGACTGATGATTACATTCAAACCAACGCGAAACATCGACCTGATCGAAGCAGTCGGAAATCACCCTGACATTATTGCCGGAAGCAACAACGGTGATGGATACGACTACAAGCCTGAATGCCGTTACTTTGAGGTTAACGTGCACGGTCAGTTCGGCGGCATTGTTTACTATCAGGAGATTCAGCCGCTTACATTCGATTGCCACGCCATGTACCTGCCCGAGATTCGCGGCTTCAGCAAGGAAATCGGGATGGCGTTCTGGCGGTACATTCTGACTAACACCACCGTTCAGTGCGTCACATCGTTCGCTGCACGCAAATTCCGCCACGGGCAGATGTACTGCGCAATGATTGGCCTTAAGCGTGTAGGAACTATCAAGAAATACTTCAAAGGCGTGGATGACGTGACGTTTTACAGCGCCACACGCGAAGAACTAATCGACTTCCTGAATCACGGGAGATAGCCATGTTATATGCATTTAAACTGGGCAGAAAACTGCGCGGCGAGGAACCTTATTACCCTGAAAAAGGCGGGAAAGGTGGCAGTTCTGATAAAAGCGCAAAGTATGCCGCAGAAGCCCAGAAGTATGCCGCAGACCTGCAAAATCAGCAGTTCAACACCATCATGAATAACCTGAAGCCGTTTACTCCTCTGGCTGAGAAATATGTCGGCAGCCTCGAGAACTTATCGTCTCTGGAGGGGCAAGGTCAGGCACTTAACCAGTATTATAACTCTCAGCAGTATAAAGACCTTGCAGGTCAGGCTCGCTATCAGAGTCTGGCGGCAGCGGAAGCAACAGGTGGATTGGGTTCCACCGCAACCAGTAATCAGTTAGCAACAATCGCACCAACGCTTGGTCAGCAATGGCTATCTGGACAAATGAACAATTACAACAACCTGGCAAATATCGGTCTTGGCGCTCTTCAGGGGCAGGCAAACGCCGGGCAAACATATGCCAACAACATGAGTCAGATTTCACAGCAAAGCGCGGCGCTGGCGGCGGCAAACGCCAACCGACCGTCAGCATTGCAGCAGGGGGTTAGTGGTGCTGCATCCGGTGCGCTTTTGGGTGGTGGCATAGCCAGTGCTCTCGAGCTATCAACTCCGTGGGGGGCTGCGATCGGCGGCGGTCTTGGTCTGCTTGGCTCGTTGTTTTAAGGGGTAATCATGGCTACGTGGCAACAGGGTATTAATTCTGGTGGTTTTCTGGCTGGCATTGGTGCGCAAAACGAGAATGCGCCAAAGGCAAGCGACATTAACGCAACGCTTGGTCTGATCCGCGAAAACAATGAACTGGCTCGATCAGGTGCAAATAACGTTGGTCTGACCGCGTTACGTGGTCTGGCTGGAGTTGCTGATATTTATAAGCAGGAACAGCAACAGAAAGCTATTAGGGCGTTCAATAAGGTTCACGCTGATGCATGGGCTTCTGGTGATCCATCGGGACTATTTAAGTTTGCCCAGGAAAATCCAGCGTTTGTTGCGCAGGCACAACAGGCGTTTTCCGGTCTTAATGAGCAGCAACGCAACGATATGGGCGATTCAGCCATGAGGGCTAACGTCGCTCTTTCTCAGGGACCGGAAGCCTACAGTAAATTCATTACTGACAACAAGGACAGGTTAAATCGCGTGGGGGCGAATGCTGACTGGATGATTCAGACAGGTATCCAGAATCCAGAGCAGCTATCACACATGCTGACTACTATGTCTCTCGGTGCGCTTGGACCAGAAAAGGCGTTTGCTGTTCAGGACAAAATGGCTGGTCGTGAGATTGACCGAGGCAGGCTGGCAGAGACAATCCGCAGCAATCAGGCTGGCGAGGCGCTAACAGCGCGTGGTCAGAATATCACGATGCGCGGTCAGGATTTATCGATGCAGAGAGCATCAATGAAAGGGTCGGTTGGGAATAATGAGCGTACAGTTCAGTTAGCAGATGGCAGAACTGTAACGGTAGGCGGGAAGCTTCACGGCGCTGGGGCTAATGCGTTCTACGAAGGTATCGACAACGAGGGGAATATGGTTCGCGTCCCTGCTGGCTCTATTGCCGCTCCGGCTACATCGGCAGCAAGCGCACAGAATTACGCAATGAAGAAAGATCTTGATGCAATTTCTGGTGCATCAATTGACGATCTTGGCTTCATGACTGGCATTACAGGCTCTTCAGGTTCTCCTGCTCTTGGTGCAGATATTCGTAGCCGTGCATCTGGTGGTGATCAGAGGAAACTATACAACGCGGCACAGCGAATCCAAGGAAAGATGCAGAATCAGGGCATTGCAGCAGCCAGAGACATGGGGGCATCCGGTATCAACACCGTTGCAGAAGCAAAGATGTATTTTCAAGGTATGCCACAGGTTGATTTCTCAAGCCCTGAAGCACTGCAACAATCAATGCGCGACATTCAGCAATATACCGACAATTACAACCAGCAATATAACGTTAATGTTGGTAAATCTCAGCGGCAGCAATCTCAACCTGCACAGGTATCACAGCCAGCAGCCAGCAGTAACTTTTCTTCACTATGGGGTGATTAATGGCTAAAGCATGGAAAGATGTTATCGCTTCTCCACAGTATCAGGCGTTAACTGAAGAACAGAAAGCACAGGCTCAAGCGCAATATTTTGATGAGGTTGTTGCCCCTAAGGCTGGTGACAAATGGGCTGAAGCAAGAGATCAGTTTTATGCAGCATACCCTCCGCCTCAGCAGCAGAAAGAAGAACCATCATTGATGCAACAAGCTGGTGATTGGCTCACAGGTGGTCAAAGTGCAGGGCAAATTGCAGAACAGGCTGGTCGTGGTCTGGTAAACATACCATTTGACGTATTGCAGGGTGGCGCAAGTCTGATTAATGCAATCAGTCAGGGGCTTGGTGGACCCAAGGTTTTGGATGATGTTTATCGTCCAGTAGACAGACCGACAGACCCCTACGCTCAAGCTGGAGAAACAATTGGCGGGTATTTAGTTCCAGGAGTTGGAACGGCAGGAAGCATGGCTATTGGATCACTGGCAGAGGCCGCAAATCAGAAAGGCGATTTCGCACAAAATGCAGCTAAAAATGCCGGAGTTAACCTTGCCGCTCAGGGTGTTCTTTCCGCAGCAGCAAAGGGAATAGGGCGTGGAAT